AATTTATAATATTCTTGACAGCTAAATTTTTAGAAATATCTTTAATATCCTTGTCAACTTTATCCATTATTCTGGCAAGATTTTTAACGATAGCTTTTTTCTGTTGTATCTTTTTTTGTTTGGCAAGCTTCTTAGTCTGAACAACGGACTTTTTAGAAGTCTCGCTATTAGGTTTTTCTTCTTTAATTTCTTCTTTTTCTTCTTCATTAGTTGCTTGTACCATTTCAGTAGGTTCTTCTTCAATAGCTTCTTCTTCAGCCATTTCAGTGTTTTCTTCTTCCATTACTTCTTCTTCAACCATTTCTGTTGGTTCTTCCCCTGGCATCTCTTCTTCTATTATTTCTTCTTCTTGAAATGTTTCTGTACTAAATCCTTCTCCGTCCTCGGTTGATTCCATAAATATGGGTCCATCTGATTCGACGAACGATTCCTCTGATGAAAATTCCTCTTCTTCAGAAACCACCGGTAAGAATGTTGCAACGAGTTCTTCTGTCTCTTCATAAATTTCCTCCATCATTTCTTCGTCTGCAAATAAAATCATTGGGCCATCTTCAAATGACATACCTTCTTCTGTAAAAAATTCTTCTTCTATCTCCATAAAAAATTCCTCAACAAACTCTTCAGCAAATGTAAATGTTTCCATTTCCATCTCCATTTCAAATTGAGGTTCTTCATTAAAAGTAAAAGTTTCTTCTTCAAAGAAAAATTCTTCCATGTCATCAAAAACTTCATTTTGTAAATCTTCTAATGCTTCTTCAACATTATCTAATGCATCTGAAGTATCTTCATCCAATACAGTATTGTCGTAAGTCATTGTAAGTTTAGCACCTAAAAGATTTGGGCCACCTCTACTTGCTGAACCTGTATTATTATCAGTACCACTCCAGGACCAATCTACTTTATTTGAACCTGTGTTGTTGTAAATAACTTTGTCATTGTATTGACCACAATTGGCTGAAACACCTGCAGAAGAAGATGTTGGATAACCATTACAGTTTCCTTTAAAACCATCTATATCTGTTCTTGTTTGAGTTGTTGTAGATAGAACTATACCACTTGAATCTTTTAATTTAATTGTAATTGTATGAGAATCTGTATTTCCGCTATCTCCTTCACAGTTTCCAGCTTCGTGATCACAGTTTGCAATGTCTATGTAATTATTAAGAGTAATACCATTGTTTAACATTTCTTGAGTACGAGTATTATTAGTTAAAGCAATATTATCTACAGACAATGTTGCTGTACCAGTAACTTCAAAATCTCCACCTACATTATGTTTATAACCACAATTAGATTGAGAAGTCGGACAAGTAACGGTAAAGCCATTTAAGTCAGAGTTGTTAGAAACATACCCAGAGCTTCCTGGGTTAATTTGATCTGTAGAACTGGAATTCCAGTCTACCCCATCTCCTGCGTTGGGAAGTAAATTACCTGTTGTTATTTCTTCTGCTGAAGTTGTAAGGGTTAACATCGTCAGCAAACTTATTAATACGATAAATCGCATATCCCGCTCCTATTATCATTATTGTTAACCAAATCATTTATTATTTTTAAGATCTATATTATCTTTTATTTTTTTATTTTTTTTAGCTTCTTCTAAAAGTTTTTGTTTCATTGCAGCAGCTTCTGCTTCTTCAAATTCTTTTTGAGTTTGTGCTTCAATTTCTTTGTTTTTCTTTTCTCTTTTTTTCATACGTTTAATATATACATCATAATCAGGTCTTTCTTGTTCATACTTAGTCCATAATGCTAAAGCATCTTTGCCAATTTTACCATCAATAGGACAAGGAGTTCCTGCTTGAATCATAGATTCAAATACTCTTTCGTCTTGACAAAGTATTGCAACAGCCGCTACTTTCATACCAAAGTCATTTAATATTCTAGCCAGTTTTAATCTTTCACAATTTTTATCTATTACATGTTTTCCACCAGATACTCCAACGCCAAATGTTTGTATACCTCCAGACACACCCACAGCACAAACATCTTGTGTCATACTATTATATGACGGTGCAGATGCTGATGGTGGTGAAGATTTTATATCTGAATTTGTAGTATTTGTTGTAGTTGAAGTACTTGTAGATCCAGATTCATATGTAGTTGTAGCAGTTGAAGTATAGCCGCCTTCAATTGCTGTATTAGAACCTGATGTGTTTGTTTGTGTTGAACCTGGGTAAGCTGGTCCTACCCATGCTAACAAACATAATAAGATAACTAATATACCTGTGAAATAATAATTCATACTCCTACTCATCATATTTTACTTCATCCTCATAACTTTTATCTTCTGCTTTGGATTTACATTCACAATTTTCACAAGTGCAAACGCCGTATTCATCTGCGTGCAGATCTCCATCGCAATGACAGTCATGATGACAATTTGAACATTTACTCATCTTTTTTTTCCTCAATGTTATAAAAGAACCTATCGGTATCTTCTGTTTTCCATTTACGAGTGTCTTCTACATTCCACTCTGAAGTTTGCACTTTCCAATCGGGTGTTTCGTTCTTTACTGTAAACGAAGGTATGTCCCAAAGAATTCTATTGTTTGGTTGTGCTGCATAATTTCCATCCTCTAGGGCGAGAACGTGTGCGCACTTATGTTCGTGCGGTATTTCTGAATGATCAGTGTCTACTATATTACTCTCTGGGTGCGCCCAGTCAACTGTAAAAAGGTACGCCCCAGGGTGTAATTCCTTATCTTTCCCAAAATATTTTCCAGATTGTCCATCTAAAATATCGTAAGAAGTAACAGCAGGATAATAACTAAAACAATTCCAAAGCTCCAACTCATCCAGTCTACGTTTAGGTACCTCTTCTGGCTCAAAACCTCTTTGTATAAATGCAGAGATTGGTAGCCTATAAAAGACTGCACCATTTTCCATAATTGCGTGAAAGAGTATAGGACGCCCTGTAATTGATGCTAGGCCAAATATAATGCAGTCTTCAACTTCTCCGTGATGGTCTTTAAGATCGTAAAGATATTCTCTCCTGATCTGTGAATACATCACAGGTATGTTTGCATTTAAATAGGCCATAGCTCATAATTACTTAATCAAGTTGTATATTATAAGAACTGCAACAACAGCTAATCCAATTTGTATTTTTCTATTAGACATAACTTTTGCTACTATTTTATTTATCTTTTCCATGGTTCCCTCCATTTTTTTATTTTATTATACCCCAATTTGGGCCGGATTCATAGTCTACTTTATTAGGAACTTCAAGAGAAACTGCGTGTTCCATTATCTCCTTTATTTTGTCAGAATTGTTGTTGACAGATATATCTAATTCATCATGTACTTGTATATGTGGAATGATTCCCTCTTTATGTAACTCTATCATAGCCTTCTTTGTCATATCAGCTGCCGATCCTTGTATTAATCTATTTAAAGCTTTGTATGTATATGCTCTCTTAATCCCTGGTCCGTGTTCCATGAGCGCTGCATCGTGCGGTAATGCTTTATGAATACCAAACTGATTAGGTTCCCATAGATGAAACCTGCAAAGTCTTCCAAGTAAAGTTCTAATCTTACCAGAGTCTTGGGCACGTTGCATAACATTGTCCATAAGTCTTTTTACAAATGGAACTTTGTTGTGGTACTGTCTAAAAAGATCTTCAGCTTTTTCTTTAGAGACTCCCAGTTCAGCTTGTAATTTATTTTTTCCCATACCATAGAACAGACCAAGGTTTATAGTCTTGGCCTGTGATCTAGGGATCTCTGCCATATCAGCAACGATCGTATGGAAGTCAGCATCACCATCACGATACGCGTCCAATACCTCGTCCACTCCATAGAGATTCTGTAAAGCAGCATAATGCACTACCAACCTAGGCTCTTGTTGAGAATAGTCAAAACAACCCCATGTATGGCCTTCCTCGGGTATAAATAATGACCTAATCCGTGGTCCAAGTTCCTTGTTCCTTGCTGGAATCTGCTGTAAATTTGGGTTTGAGTAGCTAAATCTACCTGTTACTGTTCCACCATTATCGGATCTAAGTTGATTGATTTCTGCATGAATTCTTCCTTTATGATTATGTTTTAATATGGTATCAATAAATGTGGTATGAGCCTTATTTATTTCTCTGGCTCGGGCTATTCGTTTCACCAGTGGGTGGGGGTGATTCTGAAGAAAGTTTTTGGTAAATGATGGAGAATTTGTTTTTTCAGTTGTGTCATAAGGTAGGCCAAGTTTTTGAAAAACTTGAGCGATCGATCTCGCAGCCCATATTTGTACATCTACTTGCGTGGATTTTTTTACTTCTTGTAGGCACGCTTTTTCTTCTCTACTTAATTCTTCTTTTAATTTGTGAGCGCCTTCTACGTCTACTCGAACTCCTAAAAATCGCATATCAACGAGGCAAGGAAAAAGTTCAGTCTCTAAATCAAAAATAAATTGTATATCTTGGTGTAAAATTTCTTTCTTTAATTCTTGCCAAAGTTCTAATGTAATTGTTGCGTCCTTTTCTGCATATTCGCCAACATAAATGGCAGGTAGTTTATACATTTCTGCCTTGGGGTCAACCCCCCAACTCTTTGCAGCTTCATATAAATTTGTTTCACTTTTTGTTTTTCCAGTGTATCTTTTAGCACAGTTGTTTAGGTCATAACGCATTTGATTTTCATCAACCACGGCCGATGCAATCATCGTGTCAACTATTTTACCGTTAATACTTAAACCTGTCGCGCGAATCCAACAAACGTCATACATGGCGTTGTGAAATATTTTTAAAGCAGGGGTAGATAATACTCCTTGAAACCATTTTAAAACTTTTGCTCTATCTATATTGCCACCACCTTCATGAGCAATTGGATAATAACCAGACCAATCACACACAGCTACAGCAATACCAACAATTTCTCCTCTACCAGTTACTGAACCTGATCCCATTTTAGTTAATTCAGGATCTTTTGTTTCCAAGTCAATTGCTATTTCATCGTATTTAGATAAATCTGGAAATTCATCTGGTGGTGTCCATTCTACTTGTGGCGCAAATAAAGGTTTCTGTATCATAATTTTATAAATCTCCCGTGTTTATCTCTAATTAATCTTTTTTTACCTTTCTTATCTCTAAAATCATTTTCAGGATAAGACTGTTTAATACAATTTTCATGTGGATATCCATTTTGTTTTAACCATTCAGCATGAATAATTAAAATTTTATTTCTCAACTATCCCCCAAGAATTTTTAGTTTCTTTTATTTCTTCTTTCACTTCTTCAGGATAGTCTCTATCTATCGCCATGTCAATATAATGTTTTGCTTTTAATAAATCTTCTTTTTGATTTTTCTGTTTATGTCTACACAAATATTTTATAGCGTTGCCTTCTGCAAATGGAATATTATTTCTGTTAATAAATTCTGATGGCTGAATAACCATAGACTTATAATGTGTCCCACCTACCTGCTTTTTATATATTTTATCCTTCATATATTTTCCATTGGAAATGCTTTTTCATAATCTTTTGGTCTAATTATATGTAAATTATCTTTAGTTCTTGTCGCACCCACATAAAACAATCTTGTTTCATCATCTGGGTTTTTTAAATATGATCTGTTTGTATTGGTAGTTAGATCAGTTAATAAAACTACATTATCTTCTTCTCCACCTTTAACGCTATGTATTGTAGATAATTTTATTCTAGGTTTTTCTTTTAAATTTTCACCATTTCTACGCATGCTACGCACATAATTTTTAACTCTAAAACTTAAATCATCAAATGCTTCATACCAAACTGCATCTGTTTTTAAATTATATTGTGTTTTTAAAGTAGATAAGTCATAATAACTATCTTTAACCATACCTTTTAATTTTGATTTATCTGCATTATTAGATGTCATGTAACTATATATTTTTTCTATTTGTTTAAAACTTAATGGTTGTCCTTTTCTTCCAGCTTCCCAATCAGCTGCAGCTTCTGCTGCATCTTTTTCTGGAATCTTGTTAAATCTATTTTCAAAATACCAACCTCTTTCTCTCATTTCATCTTCTATGTCTTCTAGCATATGTCTTGTTCTAGTTAAAACTAACCAATTTCCTGAAGACATATCTATATCTTTAATATCATCATGAAATTTTAAAGAACCTTGATGATCTCTTGGTGCCCATTCTTTATATCTTCTTTTAGATACTCTTTTAATTATACCTAAAGCAAAATCATGTATAGCCCTAGGTATTCGTCTAGATTCTGTTAAATTTAAAAGTTTTCCTGTTTGCGTTATAAAAGAATCCACATCCGCTCCTGCCCATCTAAATATTGCTTGATCATCGTCTCCTGCAATAAAAGAATCTTGTGTCTTGTTCCAAATACTTTTAGCCATGTTCCATTGAATCATAGATAAATCTTGTGCTTCATCTATAAATACAACTTCAAACTTTGGTGATGAATCTGATTTAATAAATTTTGCAATCATATCGTTGTAGTCAATCAAACTATAATCTTTTTTATATCTTTCTAATTCATTTTTTAAATGTACTAAGGTATCATATTCTACTTCTGTATTGTGCTCACCTAATTTTAATTGCTGCTCTAAAGTTATATTTCTAAGTTTTGCTAAATGAATAAGTCTAAGATAATCACTCTTTGTTGTAAACAAACCTGTTTCTTCCTGGTCGTGTTCATTATAGTCTATAAATAAATTTAATTTTCTACCAAGGTCTTCATAATGTCTTCTTTGCATTACTTGATCTTTATTAATTCCTAATTTTCTAAACGCTAATGAATGTAAAGTTCTAAAATAAGGAAGATCATCTTCTGTATAATTAAATTTATCCATTGCTCTAGCCTTAGCTTCATTTGCAGCTTTTTTAGTAAAAGCAAAATAACCTATCTTGTCTGGATCAACATTTTTTAAATAATCTTGTACTTTATTAAGTAAAGTATATGTTTTTCCTGTGCCTGGTGGTCCTAATACTATTGTTTTCATTTTTTATTTTTACTAAATTCTATCCGTATTTTTGCTAATAAATTTTCTTTGTTTTTACGAGAAACTCCCTGACTATTTTGAGAAGGAGTTAACCATCTTAAATTATCAACTCTATAATCCAAAGGATTTCCATTTATATGATCAACTTGCCATTTTTTATCTGGCATGTCATTTTCAATAAAAGCCATTGCAACGAGTCTATGCATTATAATTGATACATTAATTTGTTTGATTTGTTTATTTTTATTAATAGGTAAATGAGTTTTTGGATAACCATAAGAACCACTTACTCTTATACTCATAATTTTTCCTGTTTTTGTGTTTTGAATATAAGGAAAACAATTTCCTAATTCTGGCATGTATTCACTTGTTCCACCACTTTTAAATAAAATATATACTCCTTTTTCTAAAAGTGAATAATTTATCACCGTATTAGAATAAACAGGAGTGCCTATATTTTTTACCTCTGATATGTCAACATAATCAATATTTCTTATTTTAGTCTTAAATGGATCAAGTTCTGGAAATAATAACAGTTGTTGGTCTTTCATTAGTACGGTTCCTCCTCTTTTAATTTCTTTTGTTCAAATTTATCTTCTGCTTTTTCAAAAACTTCTACCATCATTACACTTGGACGTTTTTTACCAATATAAATTCTTCCTTCTTCACAACCACAATACTCTTTTAACATTTGTTGTGTAACC